AGTATACTTGGCCTTATTTTGACAATAGTGACACTTGTCTTCAAGGTTTGTTTCTAAAATGTCCATATATCTATCATATCATATGTGAGGTTTGGATGTGAGGTTTGATATAAAACCTAACAAGGATATGAGGTTTGACACTTCTATACGCAAATGAATATAGATGTGTAACGCTAATTTGGATAGGGTAAATTAGTGTTTTGGGATAGTTATGACTTGCGTCTTATGCAAGATATCCACAGGTTTCTTAGCCTTTACTTAAGAAAATAAGCCTTTACTTAATAGTTATCCACATGTTTATCCACAATTAGATCTTACTGATATTTTTATTATCTGTCCTAGAAGTGGAGTGAAGTGGAGGATAGTGGAGTATAGAGCGCTTTTAACGATGGCGGTCGTAATGCCAAACCATCAAACCTTCCTATCCCCATATTCTGGCTATGGATTATAGCGTCAAACCACCTATTTGTCAAGTATATTTGACACAAATAATTATGACAAAATTGGACAAATTTGCCAATAAAATAATATAATTGTTTGATATTTTTTAATAAAATAAAGAAAACCAAGATAAAATTGTTTGTCTATTTTACATAGGTATTTGTTGTTATACTAGGGGATTTGGTATCTCTTTTGTCCCCTGGAATTTCGGGGAAATTTTTTTGGCCCGTCGTAATGTCTAATAGGATTGGCAAATGCGCCCGAAGCGGGGGACTTAATGAAGAACAGTTAAAACAATACCTATAGTAACTAATACACTAACAAACCCTATAGATATAAAATAGAAAAGATTCTTGTTTGTTTGGATATCTTTATGAACACCTGGTGTATCATGGCTATGATCATGTTGGGAGAAACCACTATTAATAAAATAAGGTCCTCCATGTTTGGAGAAATAGTTTCTTCCCATATATTCATTATACACCTATTTGACAAATAAATCAAGTGATGGTAGAATCTGGAAAATATTTTAAATTTCGTAATCCCCAGAATCTGGAAAATTTTTTAGTTCTTCGTAATACAATTGTTTGATGGTTTTATAACTCGGGGGGCAAAAATAGGATAGTTAGTCTACCCTACCTGCCTCAAAGAACATCGCCTCTAATGAATCATAGTCCTTGTCCTCAATGTCAAGAGCGGCAACTAATAAATCAAATGTTTCGCCAATGTAAATCTCTGCTCTTGGAGTTGTGTCTACTAAGCCCTCATCTATAAAAGATGCAAGAGGTAGCCCAATGTCATTGTATTCTACAAAATCCTCAAAGTCCTCATCATACCTATAGTCTGACCATAGTTGATTAAGTATCTCACATTTTATTTTAAAGTCCAATTTTGTGCATCGCCTCTCTGTACTCTTTATTTTCGTGCATTTGTTTTTCGTGCTCTGCTGAATGTGCAATGTCTTGAAATCTATTATACACCAATGGGGGCATTGTGCGATAGATGTAGTATCCAATCATGTCTAAATCTACATGGAAGTCTACTAGTAACTTAGATAAAGATATTGCTATTCTTTCTGCCGTGGTTATTCTCTGTGGCATGATAGTCCCCCTTCTATTCCATTGTACCAAAAAATAATGGGGGAGGCAAGTCCACCACAAACTGCCTCCACCCATGGCATAGTCTGACCCTAGATCTATGCCTGCTCATTGTAAACTTATACTGTTAGGGCACCTACGTGATAGTTAACAAAATCACTAATAGAATGAATTCCACTGTCATCTTCAACAGTATTATTAATTAGATTAATAACAATTGGATGGTCCATGAATCCTAGGTCATTAGGGTTGCATGCATAGATTCCATATCCTGTTTCATCTAGAATGCTATCTTTAAGTAGATGACTGATGGCCATACGTGTACCATATGAGTAATCTCCTAGTCTTGGCTCTGCATGCTGCAGCGCTAGTGCTAGGTCTTGGTGCATAGAGTCTTCACCCCAATGGCTGTATAAGGCAACTGCTAGGTCCTCTGATTGTTTAAATACAAATGTGCAACGTGCTCCCATTAGTCCATGTCCTCAATTTCTTCTATCTCTGTTACTTCTAGTGGATACCAATCATAGGCATATTCTTCAACATCTTCAGTTAGTTCAATACGATTAATCTCAGCAATCGCAGAGGCTTCATCTTCCGCCTCAAAATTAAACTCATAGAGAGTTTCTCTTTTGGCGATTATTGTGTATAGTGGCATTATTGTATTCCTTCGCATAGTGGGTCGTGGTCTAGTTCTTCATCAAGTATATCACCGCAGAAATCACATGTCAAGTCTGGCTCTCCTACCTGTACCTGAATGGTCAGACCATCTGGGCAGGGCACCTCAGTGATGAAGTATCCTAGTCTATTTACAAATCCCCAGCCATTCCAGATATAAGTTCCTCCATCATCTCCAGAACCATACATCCAGATATTGGCAGGGGATTGAGACTTAACAAACTCTACCTCATCACCATATGTCTCAAACATAATGCCTTGACCAGTCTCATCTTGAAAGGAGGCATTACTGTCTATATGATTATATATAGGCTTGTAGGTGGCTTCCCACTCTTCCATTGTCATCTCAATAAAGTTATCCATGAGTCTTTATCCTATCTGCTATAGCAAATGATAAATCATAAGTTAGTTTATAAATGTCTGTTAGTGCTTGCATATATCCGTCAAGCCACTCTCGCTCATCGTCTTGGTCACAGCGCTCTAACTTAATCTCTGCTTCAAGCATTAGGTTCTTTAGTTCACCATGTAGGATATCAGTTCCTGACTCCCCAATGTCTACTAATCTTTGCAGTCTATTATCCATTAAGCACCTCAATTAAATGTTTAGTAGCATAGATTTGTCCCTCAATGTCTACCACATGGATAGAAGCAGGGTTTTCTTCAAGGTCTTGTTCAAGACTTATTAGGTGTAGGTTTATATATTCTTTGAATGTGTTTAGGTCCATATATTAATTATAGGGGTTTGAGTTGATTTTTACAAGTGGACGAGGTGTGACTTCCGCCACAGTCTCCACATTGGTACGAGTTACCCAAGCCCCACGCATACAGGTACAAGAAGCATTTTCCTGGGGATCAACCAGGGTAGTTATCTCAATAAGAGCATCACAGTTAGTACAAACATAACTATACTTAGTCCACATAAGAAACCACCAATGCCATAGCCTGATGTAGGAAACAATCACAGTCTCCACTATTCATATTTTCTATTAGTTCAAAGTGTGAGAAATTATCCTCGTAAATTGTGGTAAGTAATTCATCTATTGTGTAGGGTTTGTATGTGGTAGTCATGATATTAATTTTACAGGAATGTGGGAAAAAAAGCAAGTCCTCTTAATAAAGATTTTATGAAATGTTATATAGTTACTTAATAGTAATGTCCGTTTTGTCCGTTTTACTCGGGGGCATTTTCTTGGCGATTCCAACGGGACTTGAACCCGTAGCCTCTACCGTGACAGGGTAGCGATCTAACCAATTGATCTATGGAACCTTGCGGAGCAGTTTTACATCATGCTCAGGATTTTTATTTATGCAATCTGCATTACATTTTGCACAACTTTTAGCAGACGATTTTTCTCTGCGTTAATTGAAGGGTCAAATCCGCTTGCACTTGCAAGAATAGATTCGTTATTACCACCACGAGCAGAACGATACCAATCAAGGCGTTCAGTTAGTGCATTGAAAGCACCCCACGCATTACCAGCAATCATTCCGTTAAACTCGCCTGTGTAAATGTCATTGATAACATCTACCTTGTTTTCCCACTTCTTGAAAGCACCTTTAGAATCTGCTTCAGGCTTTGGGTATGCAGCAAGAATGATGTCGTTAAATTGCTTAGCACTGATTTCTGTTTCAATCATAGCCTTAGCCATGAGGTCAAAAGAATCCATGTACTTATGAGCCATGCCAAGAGTCTCACGAGCAACGGCAACCTTGCCACTTGCTGTCTGTGTGTGACGAATCTTGAATGATTGCTTAACGCCATTCTTTTTCTTAGTAGTGTTAAGTGCAAGATTGAGAGTGTTAGCGCACACAACACGAACAGGTGTAATGCTTGCTTGAATAGCGATTGAGCCATCGTGTGATGTGTTGATGAGCAAATAAGTCTTTACCTTATCTGCAACGCCGTTAGGGTCAAGAACAGTTTCACGCTCTAGTGCTAATGCACCAAATACAACACGTCCGCCCTTGATTGAGCCAGCGGTTTCCCATCGTCCGCCACCATCTAGAATGTTATCACCAAATGAAAATAAATCTTCATTCTGCATAACATGGTAACGCTCACCTACGACACCAAGAATGTCTGTCTGTGAATTGTCTGTTGGGTTAGTACGCAAAACGTACTGATAGTTTTTGTCACTTGTTAAATGTGATGGGGTTTCCAAATCTTCCAGACGAACATTCCAATTAGAAAGATTAGCCAAATCTAACATTTCTTTTGTTGTTTTTTCTTCTGTAAATACGGTACCCAATCCATGCCAAGCAGGTTCACGAAATGATGCAAAACTTGCTACGCCATTTTGTGTTTCTAGTTCATGTGCCATGAGTTTTCTCCTTTTTGTTTGTTGATACTTTTAATCATACACTATGGGGCTGACAAATGCAAATCAGGATAGTTAAGAATCTGGACAATATGGACATTTTTTTAATGTGTCGTAATTCACAGTGTGATCTAAGTCACAGGCCCGAGCCGCATTTTTATGCAACGGCATGAATAAAAATTAGGAGCAGTTTAAAGACATGCTCAGGTCCATTAGTAGCCCCCTACTAAATATCTATTCTGTCAACAGTGGATGATAGATACGTTACACCTTGTGGTTCTGACACTGAATCAAAATCAATATCATGAATTAAATTCATTGCTGATTCTTCATCACGTGCATTGACTGTAATTGAATATTGAACTGTAACTTCTAATTCAAATTCTTTTGTTAATTCAAAACCGCAAATGTTTGCAATTTCTTCTGCAGTATCTTCTGAAATGGTACCGTCGCTAAGTTGTTCTAAGGTCCAGTCTTGCATTTCGTTACGCATACGGTTACGCTCTGCAGCCTCACCATATGAGCGCTGAGTTACTGTTGCGATGTGCTCTTCAAGTTGCTTGATACGTTCCTTGTTGGCCACGAGAGTGGTTTCTAGGAATTCTCTTGTCATGTAGTGATTGTCTACGATTTGGTCCATGGGGGCCTCTTTCTGTTAGTTGTTTGTATTAATTGTACTACTGGCCACTGACAATTGTCAAGGACCCTTGCGGGGAGCAGTTTAAAATCTTACTCAGGATCATCGTCTCAGGCATACCCACGCATCATGGCCTGGGGCTTAGCAGAGGCGAAAGTTACTTTGAATAAGTATATGAATAAGACAGTTGCTGAGTCTTGTACTTAGCCAAGCCATTTGCAGTTGTAACTAGTGAATGAGCCTTAACCGCATTCTTGTCTGCAAATTGTAGAATTGTTTTCTTGCCCTGCTTGATAGTAAAGTTATACATTGTTTTCTCTTTCTGTTTGGTGGTTTGGTGTATTATTTAATTGTACTAGATTTTGACGGGGGAGTCAAATACCCTCCCCCATCTTTATCTAATTAGAGATAACGAGCAACCGCTTGATAGGTTGATGTGGAAACTGTTTCCTCATCTGTCATCTTTAGAATACGAATAGCGTTAGAGATTTCCTCTTTCTGCTCACGATAGTTATAGACAGACATTGACTCAAAATCCTTCTCAGGCTCTTTAGGCAAGTCCTTGTCTGAAACTGTTAGGTCGAAGTCAATGTTTAGTTGATTGTTCCATGAACGGAAGTTGGTGCGGAAGTTTTCTGCCTTCTTGATGTTTGCTACCGCATAGTCAATAAGTTCCTTCTTATACTTTTCGTATTGCTTCTGATACTTTGCTTCGTTTGCTTCTTGTGATGTGTAGTCAAGTTCTAACTTAGCAAGTGCTTGCTCAAGTGCCTTGATTACCTTTGGTGTTGCGATTTTTACTGAGATTGCTTTTTGTCGTGCCATTGGGTCTGTTCCTTTACTGTTAGGGGGTTGGTTTGAGCAGTTTGTATTCATGCTCAGGAATTACTAATTAGATTACTTAGCCGTCCAAGTTGTATAGCGAGCCTGTCCATTGACATCTAACTTTACACGAACATTACCATTAGCCTGTGGGTTAATCTCTGTGATTACTCCTGTGACCTTTGACTTCTGTGTTGTGAAAGTGTCGCCTACTTTGTATGTTGCTGTTGCTACTGCCATTTGTTTATTTCCTTTTCTGTTAGAGGGTTGTTATTTCGTTATACCTAAGTATAACATTTTGGGGATAAAAATGTCAAATCGAAACCTGACATTTCTCACAATGTGAGATTACTTAGAGGTCTTAACCATAGCCAAGCGACGAGAGCCGTTTGCTAGGACTAGGCTAACTCTAGTAACCTTATTACTGATTGGTGAGAAACCTGCGATACGACCTGTAACGCCTGTTTTGCTTGTTGTGAATAAATCACCAATTTGGTAAGTGTATCCATGTAGTGTCATTGGGTCTTGCCTTTCGTTGTGGGGGTTAATTGCTTATAGTATAATTTTAGCATAAAAATGTCATAAATCCTAATCCTGCGGGGTTTTTGTGGTGTGTCCTTAATCACATCTTAAAGGCGTGTTGCAACTTGACAAATCAAATATTTTGCGCCGGCCCCTGCATTTTTCATTGATAGAAAAATACAAGAGTAAGAAATAAAAATAAAAATATGATTTGTGTTGAACTCATCTCATCTCATTTCTTGGTTGCAGAAAAAATTATGTCACTCTTAGAGTATACACAAAGTGAGCAAGAAACGCAAGCGCTTCCATTTGTTGAGATAAGTGGAATTTGTTTATTATTTTCAGGACACTTAGCAGCAGGTCGTCCGATCATTTCTTTTACATCGGCTTGACCAATAGCAAAATTCTTAGCAAGGTATGCCATGCGTACGCCACTGTTAATTTTTAGATCAACGGCAGTTTTAACATTCTCACTATCAGCAGAAAAATACAATGATAAATTAGATACATCCTTAAGAATAAGCGCTGCAGACTTTACACGAGTGTATACCCAAAATTGAACATCCTCATGCTTATCAATAACTACTTTCCATGCATATGCATAAGTATCGTTAAAGAAGTCTCCGTCCCAATGAATACGGAATAGCATAGGGGCATTACGCTTTACACAATCACTCTTGAATTCTGTGATCATTTCATTAAGTAGACGAACCATGGTTTCACCGTCTGCGTCTTTAAGCAATGACCAATTGTGCAATAGGTTTTTCTTTACTGTTGGAAAGACCTTTTCCAATTTGCCTGCGTAGCAAACACTCTCGCAGACAGTCGTTGCGCCAGGACATGAATAAGCCTTTCCTGCGGGTAATCCGAATGTATTGGCAATGCTTGCTTGCTTTCCGTTGGGTGTGACAAGGTTAGCCACCTTTCTATCTTTAGAGCGTAGTAGTTTAGTCATTAGGGCCTCTTTCTTTCTTTAATTCTAACATAAGGGACTGACATTTTTTTCTGTTATATTTCTTTTTATTGGGTACGGCAGAGGCTGCATTGCTACGGCGTAATTCCATTAGCCGTCTTAATTCCTCTTTTGATTTCTTCATAAACTAATCTTAGCATAAATGGTATAAAAATGTCAAATCGACACGCCGGCATTTTTATGCGGGGAAGTGCATAAAAATACTTTTAGTTATTCTTCTTGAATAAAAACATACAATGGAATCAAATCAGTATAAGCATACTGAGTAAATTCTTTTTCACCAAATTCATTTTGTGTTTGTATGTCATAGTTATCTCCTGTTGAATCGCTTTCAATAAAAATAACTTCAACAATGTCATTATCAATCTTGATTAAATCACCAATCATTAATTGATCTGGTGTTAAGTTATCTGCGTTTATCAATTCCATGCTTATCATTGTATCAGACATTATTCTAATCCTAACCCTAGTTCGTAGCCTGCATCTTCACCATAGTATTCGTTTTCATCTTGTGGCAACCATGCATCTAAGTGGTGTTGCTCAATGATAGCCCAAGCGGGTGCAGTGGTCTTTCCTTTATAGAATACGCCTTCAGGCATCTCAATCTGGCGCATTGCATCTAATTCACGAGCCGCATCTAGTGCTTCGATGCAAGGCTTAACCATGCTTAGTGGTACTGGTGGATAGTGATTACCTTGTAAGTGATAACCGATAGCCTGTTCAAGGCTTATGTCAATGTTTTCTGCTAAGTCTTGTGCAAAATTACTTCCCATTTACTTACCCCCTACAATTCCTGAGCGATACAAAACTTTTGTATGCATTTTACCTGACGGCTCTGATAGATTAACTGTTCGGTATTCGTTAGCAAATCCGTGGTCTACAAAAGACTCAAAACTTTTCACGGCAGATAAAGCATCACTAAATCTACCAATCCAATTAGGCTTAGTCTCACTATCGTTAGTGCTAGTAACTGAGTATAGGTATTCGTTCATTATGCATTCTCCTTATAAAATTCGTTCATTACTGTTTCAGCATACCATGTTGAGTATTCATTTTCAAGGGACACGCCCTTGTTGCACTCACAAAATTCTGAGTCAAATTCTCCATGACCATTACCCCAAAAGAGTACGCCTTCGTCATAGCAATCATAGCAATTCCAATTATTCATTTATTAGTCTCCAATCTTTACTGCAAGTATGCGGTATGTATCTTTTAGGTTAAGTGGTGCTGAGTAGTGAGGGCGTACCTGAACACGATAAGACTCACAATCTGCGTACCATACATCAGACTTTTCTGCTGAGATAATTTCTCCCGTAAGTGTACGGGACTTATAAGTTTTTCCTACAAGTAGGTTTTCTATTGTATAGACATTTGCTGACATTTGCCAACCTCTTTCTTTTTGTTGATAATTCTATCCTATCATGGGGGTCTGACATTTTCGGTTAGACACGCCGTAAGCGAATAGACTTTCTTTTATTTATTTTTTCTTACTATGTAAGTCTAGCCTATTAGACAAAAAATCTCAAGTTACTTCTGAGTAATCTTAAATAGTGAGACGCTCAATAGGTGTGTTTAATCTCACATCTTAAATGACCTGTGGATAACCTGGTCTGACCTGTGGAAAACGGGCCGGCAAATCTTTGAGCAGTTTTAGATCTTGCTCAGGATTTTATTTTATGCGTTTGCTAATTCTTTAACGCAAGCATCCCAAAATTTATTTTCGTCAAATCTTGGATTGTCTGAAGCGAACCATTCACTAAATTCAAAAATTAAATCTTGAAAAGTGTGTGAGTCGATTGTGTCTGCAAATTTATTTAAAATTTTTGCAGTTTCAATGTAGTCTTTACGAGTCATCATTTAGTAAATTTCTACTTTCTCTACATCTGCGACATTATCTAAACGCCATGTACTATTTACAATTTCAATAACCTTTTCAATTGAGTGAGCCTCATAAGCAGGATAAGAAATTTGTCCGCTAATGTTACGGACCGAAAGTTTTACCCCGTTCATTATTCGGCCACCTTTAGAATTGCATAGGACCCACCCGCATTTATTTCATCAAGGACAGGACCGAGTTTACTACCTACTAATTCTTTTAGCATTCCCTCAAGCATTGCAATTTGCATTTCTTTTTCTAGTGCAAGCAGGCGCATTCCTACTGGATGAGTTTCGTCTACCTCAGTGATAAACTTTAGATTGTGTTCGATTTGTACCATTGTTAGTTTTCCTATTCTTAGTTTGGGTTTGTAAGTGTAAGAGTGCCACGAAGGACACCACTAATTCCGAGAGTGTCGCAAGCGACTTTAACAGACACGCCAACAGGTAATTGTGTTGGGTAGGTTGAGATGAATTGAGCAACCGCACCTTTTGAGGCAAGGTTGATTTTTTTGGTAGAACCATTAAAGGTTTCTAGTTTTACAGTGTAAGTCATTTTGACTACCTTTCGTTTGTTTGTATAAGTAAGTATAACAGGGGGCACTGACAAATTGGGCACTTATTTGCTTAGGCTCACTGTGATACTGGTCACATTTATTTGCTAAGGCTCATTGCTTAATTAGTCATTATTTAATTGTTATACCTAGAAGTATAGCAAAGAAATCTCAAAAAAGCAAATCGACACGCCGTAATTTGGGGAAATAAAAGTGTGTTTCTTATCACATTACTTATGCACACCCTGTGGATAACTTTTTAGGGGCCGGCAAAAAAATCGCAGAGTTTTTATTTCTGCGATCCTTTTTTATTTTATTCTTTTGCAAATAAATAAAATCCATAAAATAAACAAATAAAAGAAAACCAAAACAATGCGTTTCCACTTATAAAAAAGTTACTCATTTATTTTCCTCAATTTCATTTAGTAAATCCCAAAGTATTGGCTCTAACTCTAACGCAACTGCGTCAAGTTTTTCTTGAAGTGTTTTCATTACTCAACCTCAACCTCTCGATAGTCAATGACATGAAAGTCTAATTGTCTCTCAAGGGGCATAGCCTTTAGCCATGAATAGGCAGACTCAAAATCATCTGCTTCGACATCAACGAATAACTCAAAATTAAAAACTGGCATTAGTTAGCCTCCTTGTATAGATAGTCCCAAGCCTTACGGCATAACACAATTGATTTGCAATTGTCACAACAGATAACCCCATGAGGGTTAAGGTCTAAGTCATAGACATCTACGCTTGCAGATGTAGCCCCACAAACTGAGGGGAGATTAACAAAGGTACTCATCTTGTAAGTCCTTCCTTTCCATAAGTGTTGATAAAATCAGGGAGAGACATAACGCCCTTATAGTCTTTACACGCTGGGCAAAATCTATTCCACCCGTCAAATAGCGTTATGCAAAAAGCGCAAATGTTATCCATAGCGCATAAGCCTTGCTCATCTATGAATTGCATAGTGTCTAAGTATTTATCGGTACTATTCACTTAGATACCTTCCAATCTGTCCACATAGGTAAACGCTCAGGGTCGGTATCGTTATACCAACGCTCAATGTTCTGCTCACAATCTTGGCAGAAAGTAAATTGGTCATCTCCAATTTCGGAGATAGCGGATAGCATAGGGTTATGCTCTTTACATAGTGTGTTTAGTGAAGTCATTTTGACTTCCTTTCTTTAAGGGGCTTACTTCTTTTTCGACCTTGTATACCTACAAGTGTAGCATGGGGGTCTGACAAATTGCAAACCCAAAATGGTATCAAAACGGACATTGTGAGGTGTATCACAAGTGATAAGGGTCACATTTGTATGGTCATAAGTAATAATGACCATTTTTATCAGCGTGTCGACTTGACAAAAACGTGCCGGCCCGTGTGATGAGGATCACATTATCTATACGGCGTGTCGCCTTGACTTTTGGCGGTATCTATGTTATACTTCCAGTATTAGATAGTTAAAATATAACTACTAAACGAAAGGTCACTAACATGAACCCATTTACAGCCCTAATCGACCTACTAGACGAATACGAATACGCTGGCCCTATCGGAGCCTTTGTAGGCCTAGGAATAGCCCTTATCCTAGCCTTTACCCTTGGAGGGTGATGTAAATCACAAAAATACTTTCCCGACACGCCCGAAAAACAGGCTAATTTGTCAGTGGTAGGTGCTAGAATACTAGGTATAGAGATTAAATAAAGAAAGGTCAGATAAATGACACTAGATGAATACAAGGCTTATGTAGAAGCCCAGCGCAAGGAAAGCCTAGCGCAAGCCCTAACCCTACTAAAGAAAGGCTCAGATAAATGAGTACCTATGACAGAATAAGAGCAGAGCAACAGGCTCGCTACGCTAAAGAGCGTGAGGCTAATAAGGCTAAGATAGAGGCTATGTTCTCTAACAATGCTCGCCCACTAAATAACGATTACGAATTAAAGAAAGTAGAAAACTAAATGATAAGTAACAATGAAGTAATTGCAGAGATTAACTCTCTTGCTAAGACACACTATGATGACATGGCACTTGCATGGTCATGGGGTTGTGCAACAGCCCTACTCACAACAGAACAGTTACAGTTAATTCTAGGAATACTAAAAGAGAAAGAGGTCGCATAGTGTTAGACTTTGAGATTGCGTTTGCTACTAAGCAATTATTTGATGAGATGTTAGATGAATCCTATCCTGTTATTACTATGGGTCAATTAACTTTCTATCCGTCACAGATTCTAAAAGAGTGTGACCCTATTGCCTACAATGAGGCATTGTTAGACTTCCAAGATGCAGTAACAGAAAACGAGGACAACTAATGAACGCTATGTACGCACACACCTGCGAGTTTTGCGGGGATACAGGTATCATCATTTTTAGTGAGAAAGAGACCCGCATAGACCCTTGCAAATGTTAGATAATTTGCGGGTACTAGTACTAAACTAAACCATGGTACTAGTGCCCATTGGCATTGCAATAGGTAGCGATAGGGTTTGAGGTTTTGATCTTGCCTGATAAGGGCACACTATTATTTGTGTACATTCTTGTAAATTATACGTATCATACATCTGGATAAAATATTCCAATTTTGTCTAAATCGGATAGTGTGCTATAATTATTATATGAAAAATGAAATTTGGAAACCAATAACAGAAATTAAAAAGAAAAATGAGATCTTAAAATTCGAGGGATATGAAGTATCCAACTTTGGCAGGGTACGGACATATAAACAAAAATACGGTAAGGTATCTAAGTCTTTAACTGAATCTGGTTTGAATAGACCATTAAGAAAAACACCAACCCTTATAACTGGTCGTCCTGATCCTGCAGGGTATATGCAATTATGCTTATCTGACATAAACAAGAAAAGACATAACATTCGTATACATGTCGTCGTGGCTCAAACATTTTTAGGTTTTCCAGAAAAAGGTTTGATAATTTGTCACTATAACGATATCAAAACCGACAATCGACTAGAAAACCTTAGATACGACACACACAGGTCAAATATCTTGGACGCTCAGAGAAATGGGACTTTTCCAGTATCAAACAAAAAATAATTTTCAGGTTTGGTGTATAATTGACGGTATGGGCATATTAGATAATCTAGAAAACTCCTGGGACATAGAAGTACGCCCAGAACCACAAAACCCTAAATTCGAATCAAGTCCATTCCCAGTAACAGACAACATGGGAAGAGAAGTATTTTGGGAAGATTTGGGCAGACCAGAAGAGACATCCTTGGCTGTAAAATTATTTTCAGAAACTTGCTGCACGAACTGTAGTTGTGGCAAATAAAATTTTTCAGATTTTACTCAAAAACCTTTGCATCTTCAAGTTTTGAATAAATCATACCAAACATATGTTCCAATGCTGGACGCTGGCCCGAAAGAGTTTCTAGAATCTTTTCATTGTCCATTCCTGATTGGAGCATTAAATTAAAGTTATGCTCATTTACCGTATCGATCATTATTTCTAAAATTTGTTCTTTTGTCATACCCATTCCTTTTCTTGGTCATATGTAACAGAATATTCTCCTGTGAATATTTCTGCATAAGAGATGATATCTCTATTATACCTTATAAGCGTTTCTATGCCAACTTTGTCACATACATACTTCATACCCTGGACTAATGGCTCAAACTTCATCTCCTGCCCTGCTAGGGCGTTATTTAGGGTATCTATGTAACGAGTCTTGCCATAACGTTTTGATGTAAATGATTGATCAACATAATCAAACCTTGCTTGTGCATCATTTCTTTTTGCAATGTCCGAATTGTCTATTATGTACCTTGTTGCATGATGATCCATCCGTGTAGACCAGTTTCGCATGTTATCGCTGTATTTCTCCATGTTCTTGAGAGTTGAGTCAGCGAAAGCCATGCGTATAAGGTCTTGTTCGGATAGGTCAGCCTCTATTGCGAACGAAATCAAAAAAGCGGTTGCGAAAGGAAACTTGTCGCTATATGTCGAAACGCCGAAGTGCACATTCGGATTAAACGACTCGACTGACATATTATCTTCTAAGAGTCGCATATGGTTGCCGAGAGATACATACTCTTGACGATTCATATCGCAGTCGACGAACAAGCATTCTTCTGGATTGATCCCGTCGGCGAGACATAAAATATTTTTGTCATACGAACCCACTATTTTCGAACCGTTAAAACGCTCCAATAATTTTGCGGTCATAAAACCATCCATGTCAGGGGATATAATTAAATTCTTAGAATACTCTAGTGTGTTAAGTATGTCTGTTTTCATTTTTGTAAAATACCCCTTATAATAATCTAGTTATGACAATCCAGGACTGGGCTTCGCTAATCGTAGCCATACTTACAATTGTATCATCACTTGGACTTGCAATCAAGTGGCTTGTAAAACATTATCTCAGCGAACTTAAGCCGAATTCTGGCTCATCGCTAAAAGACCAGGTTAATAGACTTGAAACCGCACTAGATGAGCAAAGGATTGCCTCAGAGAAGTCAAGATTGCGACAAGAAAACAAACTCGACGAGATGTATAAGATTTTAATTGAACATATTGCAAAAGTTGAAAAAAAGTAATTTTAATAAAGATAGTCTTTGTTTTTGTTTTTTCTTTTAAAAAAATAAAATTTAATTTTGTTAATTATTTTTTTCATATTTTCTTTTCCATTCTTCATAAAGTATTGACGCATAGTACAAATGATATTTTGATCCTAAGTGCGAAGAGTCTCTTGCTACATTCCAATACTCGTTATCTAGTTTTTCTGGTATAGGGGCGTTTTGTGTTTTGTTATAAATATCAAAATTGTCAAGGCTGGCATAGTTATTAAATCCCTTGGTCAATGATATCTTCTTATCTAGCGCCATATCCCATGTTGTCCATACAAGTGGTATACCTAATTCAAAAAGATAGTCTTCTAGCATTTTGACTGTGTTATAAAACTCAAACATATTTGATTTTTCTGTAATGACCTCTGAAATTTTTGAAGAAGTATTTCTGTAAACTTGCACAAAAATATTAACATTTTTATCGTTATTGCCAAGAAAAACTATTTGTCTTTCAATGTTTGGAAAAAGTAAAAATACACCTTTTGGTTTTCCGAAGTTTCTTATGTAATTAAAAACATCATAAACAATTGTTTTGTAAGACCCACTGTTAATTCCCAAACTTATAAATTTTTCTCCACCTAAGAAAGAGTTTAATTGATGGGCCCATATAGATTCAAGCGGTACCCCTATACCAAAAGTATTAGAGCAACCGCTATATAAAAAATTAGATTCAGAATCTCTTATATCAAAATCATCAGACCTATAACCGAAGTTGTTTATCCTGTAAGAAATTTTTGGATCTAAAGAATTTGTACTTTTTGATTTTTCATTTGATCGACCTCTTTCTGGTAGGCACTCATCGTGGGAGCAGTCTGGACATACTTGCAAATAGGTCGTGTTTTTATTTATATCCATGTTCATACTTATTGTTGGGCCAATAAGATTGCCAGAAAGATATTCATGATAAACTTTACTCATAAACTCTCCTATATACTATATATAAGATATCTTTTAAAACTATAAAGATACTCTTTTCTCTTATATATTTAAAAGTATACACTATCCCAATCTTGGCATATGGTTCTAAAAGTAACAAATCGGACATTGGCTATTATAACAATTTGATAACTTTAAATATCATGTCCGTTTTGTCCTTTATGGTATAATTTATTATTGGCTAATACCTTGGTTTGTCCTATACCCACCAACCTTGGTATTAGTCAATTTTTATGGTATAATCAATTATTATGGCTACCCACGGACCTGAAGTATTTGGAGCAGATCCTGCTCGTATTAAATGGCAAATAGTTAGAGGAGACACATCTCCGCTCCGTGTGGAATTTTTACAGGATGACGAAACAACATATTTTGATACATCTGATTGGACGTATGAGGCTACTTCTTATGATCCTCAGTCTGACTTTCTTGATTCCCTGGAAGTTACACCTGGAATAGGATATGTAGACATTATGGCTCCATCATCAATTACGTCACTATGGGGAACTGGTTTTAAATCAGTTGTAACAGAGTTAACATTTGATCTACAGGTAACTATTGATTCAGAAACAATCTGGACACCTTTGATTGGAACTATTTCTGTTCTTGGTGATGTTACAGGAAGTCTATAATGGCAGTAGTAAAAATATCAACTCCAAGACCAGAGTTGTCCCCAATAGTTAAGATTAAAGATAAAACTTTTAAAGTAAATAAATAATATCATGAGATAATATCTTCATGGCTGCTTCTAAATCTATGGATTTTCCTGGTGTAAAAAAATCTTCTTATGCTGCACAAGTAGAACAAAGTCAGGCATCTCATTCTACAGATAATTCTCTTTCATTTCTTCCAGTCCCTGGCCCAGTTGGACCACAGGGACCCGCAGGTAGAGACGGTAAAGATGGAAAAGAAGGACCTCAAGGCCCAGAAGGAAAATCGGGACCAAAAGGAGCACAAGGATCGCCAGGCAAAGACGGTCTAAGTTCTCTATCCTCTTCAGGACAGCAAGCAGGATGGGCTTCTTATCATAACAAAGTTGAGAAACCTTTTAAACTTGGCATCTCAGAAGGAGAAGATGGTTGGGTTAGCACTTTCTTGTTATCTGAAGGAAGATCAAATGAAAAATATTTACCAAAGGGCTGTACTTCATTATGGAATGACCATGCAAGAGCATTTAATTTCAGGGGACTTCAAGAGGGTGCTCAAGTATTCATAACCTATAGTTTTGAACTAACAACGCATAGCAGCAACACCGAGGTTTGGGTTAGAACCTACTCTACTAACGGTGATCTAGATGTTTCTCAGTTTATAGGGTCTCTAAAGTATCAGCACACATATCCAATAACAGTTACTCAGCAAATCTTTATAGAAAATCAAAAAATTTGGGGTAGTGGGGCAGTGCCTCAAATACGTACAGACTTTGATGCATCAGTAATTATGAAATCTATATACGTCAGCGTGGTATAATAAAACCATGGCATTTCCATCAATATATGACTTCAATTACTATAAGGGTGACACCTTTGAATTTCGTATCTACCCGAAAAAGAACGATGGAACGGTTTTTGACTTAAGCCAATACCAAATTCCAACAAATTTTGCAAATGTTGATGATTATTTTACAGAGTCATCCGCTTTGTATGATAGTGCTCAGTTTACAATTTCAACAGTTCGTGGCTCTTCTGGAGTTCCTATCAAAGGTTATGCTCGTGTGTCTGACGATGGAACTCATGTTGTTTGTGCTATAAGGCCTTCAGACTCTACAACCTTGGTTGCTGGAACAGAGTATGTTTATGATGTAGAAGTTAGAAAACCATCTACTGTACCTGGATCGCTTAACAATTATGAGACAGTTCAAACTCTTTTAACAGGAAAAATAACAATAACAGATCAGGTTACTGGTGCAACAGCCTCAACAAGCCCAATAACACCTTTGTCAAATGGAAGACTTGTATTAACAAGACCAGTAACAGGCGCAGTTCCAGTAGCCACAATTATAGATACACCAGAATACTCTGGAACAGTCACTTGGTCTGGAAGCCCATCAAGATTTGCTTCAAATACAGTCTACATAGCAACAATAAATGTAACACCAAGGCAGTCTAGCGGATACACTCTAAATGGCATTCCATCAAATTTTTTCTCAGTAGAAAATGCTGACTCTACAAATACTGCAAACTCAGGAGTTGTTACTGCAACATTTCCAGTAACGGCAACAACAATAAGCAACGCATCAATTTCTGGAGTAACAATTCCAGTTTCAGGATTAGTGCCAGACTCAAGTGTTGAAACAAATACTCAATTCTCTGGATCAACTGTTTGGAAAAAAAGAGTTAATGGAAAAGACACAACATTTACTGGAAACTTTCAGCCAGGAGTTACATATGTGGCAACAATAACCCTTGCTCCAAGACTTAAGGACAACGAAGACCCAGAGTCTAAAGATTATACTTTGTATGGAGTTTCTGCAAATTTCTTTACAGTTCAAGGAGCAGAAGAAGTTACACACTCTGCTCACTCAGGAATTGTTACTGCAGTATTTCCTCAAACATCAACACCAGGACCAACTCCTGTTGCTCCTGCCCCAATAGCACCAACACCAGTACCAGCACCTATTGCATCTCCAACACCAGTACCAGCACCTATTGCATCTCCAACACCAGTACCAGCACCTATTGCAATTCCAACTCCATCACCAACACCAATAGGGGAAACTCCAACTGCCTCTCCAATTGCTGAGCCATCACCAACACCTTCACCAACTCCAACACCATTTGGAGCAGAATAGTGGCAGATATACTTTTATCCAATGAAGATCTAACAGTTTTTGGTGGACCAGAAAGCATAAGTCTAGACCTAGATATAGGACCACAAGGTGATCGTGGAAGTATTATTGTAGGGTCAAACGGAAATCCACAAGATACAAATGTTAATGCTGCAATAATGAGTCAGCCAACTGGCATACAGGCACTAGATATTGCAATTGATTACAACCCATATTCACCAACATATAAAACAGTATTTCAAAAAATAGCAACTCCAAATGGAACACAGTGGACAGAAATGCTTAGTTTAAAAACAAACTTTTATTCTTCTGTAAAGGATGTTACTGCAGCAAACGGTACACTTGTAATACCTCCAATTAATATAACAGAAATTGCAAGTGATGTAAACCTTACATCTGCAAACTTTAGTATTCAGTATTCTATTTCATCACCAACTGGGGGCCCTGTTTCAACTAGCCTTGTAGTTAATACTGTAATAGACGATCCAATCAGAGCATTACCACTTGAAATAAAGGGTGTAGAATATAATGGAACAACCTGGGTGCCCATGGCTGGCCCAAAGCGTGTTCATTTATTTATTACAGTGGTATAATGGCAAGAGGTGATTTATAGTGGCAGCAGAGAATATTGATAACACGCCTAACGGTGATGGACTTTTCAATACCAAAATCCCTGGCCTTTCAGATGCAGCAGATATTCAGGCAGCCTTAAGACTTTATCACTATGGATCTTACACCTATGATGGTGCAAATACAAACACATCACTTCTTTTGGAAGACTCAATTGCAAAGCACCTTCAGAACCTTGTAGATGCAGATGCAGAAGAGGTAGTAAATAGAAATGCTGCTATTGCTACACATAATGCAGATACTCTAGATGTCCACGGAATACCAAACACAGCACTACTTGCAACAACGTCTTATGTAGACTCAGGTATTGCAAATGCTATTGCTGGAGCAGTAGGCGGTTATAATGAACTTGCTGGAGACGGAATTGACTGGAACATTGTAGATGAAAGGTTTGACCTTAACTATTTATCAACGGTATTAGAACAAACATCTAATTTTTCTTTATTGCCATCATATGCAGGAAGCACACAACTACTTTCTACGTCATCAGCAATTACACTTACAGTCCCCAAAAATTCTACAACAGCGCTTCAGGTTGGATATAAAATTGATTTAATTGAGTACGGAACAGGAACAACAACTATTACTCCAGAAATCGGAGTTACAGTTAATAGCAAAAGTGCAAGAATGTATCTTGATGGACAATATAGTAAAGGAACCTTGTTAAAGGTTGGAACAGATGCTTGGGTTTTTTATGGAGATGTTTATGAAAATATTGCAACTCCAACTCCTGTAGCACCTACACCAGTGCCTGCTGCACCTACACCAGTACCAGTTGCTCCAACCCCTATTCCTACATCACCAACACCAACACCTGTTGCACCCGTTGCACCTACACCAATTCCTACAACACCAGTTGGACCAACACCAGTTCCTGTAACACCAGTTGCTCCTGTAGGACCAACTCCTACTACACCTGTCGCACCTGTCGCACCAATAGCAACAACAGGAACAGCATACATTTCGTATTGTTACCAAGGATCTCCAGTACAGGAACAATTTACAGTTGACGCAAACAATGTTGTAACTACTGACATTGGAAACGCATGTTCTGCATATGCTGCTGTAGTTTCTGGACTTCCAGGCGGAGGCGGAACAAATTACTCTTGCTCAACTACTTCAATGCCTTCTGCGCCAAGTAATTGTCCTGCAGTCCCTACAACACCAACACCAGTTCCTGCAACCCCAGTTGCTTGTACACCAAACGTTGACAGTTACACTGAATACCGTGCATCTTGTAATGCAGTTGTTACAATTTACGTTGACTCTTGTGGAAATGAAACATTTGAATGTCCTAATCCTGTAGCACCTACTCCTGTACCTGCAACACCTGTAGCATGTACACCAAATGTTTCTAACTACACAGAATACAGAGCATCTTGTGGTGGACCAGTTACAATTTACGTAGACTCTTGTGGAAACGAGACATTCACATGTCCTTCACCAACACCAATACCAGTTCCAGTCCCAGTTCCTGTAACTCCAGTAGCATGTACACCAAATGTTTCTAGTTATACTGAATATCGTGCATCTTGTGGTGGACCAGTTACAATTTATGTAGACTCTTGTGGAAATGAGACATTCACATGTCCTTCACCAACACCTGTACCTGCATCACCAACACCTGTACCTGCATCACCAACACCTGTACCTGTATCACCAACACCTGTACCTGCATCACCAACACCTGTACCTGTGACACCTGTAGCATGTACACCAAATGTTTCTAGTTATACTGAATATCGTGCATCTTGTGGAAGATCTGTAACTATTTACGTTGACTCTTGTGGAAATGAATCATTTACATGCCCTGAGTCGCCAGTTCCTGCAACACCAGTTCCTGCAACACCAGTTCCTGCAACACCAGTTCCTGCAACACCAGTTCCTGCAGCACCAACACCTACAGCACCAACACCTACAGCATCTTCTGGTTATGTGTGCGGTGACGCTACATGCGGTGGAGAATTTGGTGACTGTTCAACAGGAGACTGCTACGAGTAGCATGATATACTTATATAACAATAAGGAGAAAAAATGTACGCATGCATAGTTAAAAATAGTCAAGACACCTGGGATGTATTTAGCGTGTTTACAGATATTCCTGATGCAAAAAAAGAAAGAGTTGATTTTGCACTAGAAAGTGGACTCCCTATTGTTGGCAAAAATTTAACAGACTTTGGCTCATCTGTTAGAAGTGGCGCTATTTGGGACGGTACAAAGTTTAACGGAGGAGATCCTACATCAATTACAGAGGGATCGATAAGAGGACAGTATTCGTATATTTGTGACGACATGATAATCCTTACAATTATAGGACAGCCAAATACTGAAAAAAATGAACAACTAATATCAATATTCGAAAGTGAAACAACACTTATAAAAGTTCCAGAAGGCCAGACAGCAAATGTCGGTGATATTTGGAACGGTACAAACATTATTAACATATAAGGAGATACAGAACATGTCAAAGTGGGAAGAATGGAAGCAAGCCCAAGGCGAGACTAAGCCATGGCACATGCTTGACCCAAACAAATATGTAGAGAATGAGGAGTTAGCATCTTCTAGAATGGCAATATGCAGGGCTTGTCCAGAACTAATAAAATTAACTAAACAGTGCAAAAAGTGTGGATGCCTAATGCACTTAAAGACTAAACTAGAAGCAGCAACATGTCCGATTGGGAAGTGGTAAAAATGAAAGATGCTTTTTTATTAAAAAATATATTTCCAAAGCACGAACATACAAACTTGCAAAATTTAGCAATGCATTTGTGGGCAACACAAAAAAACACATTTGAGCCAGGATTTGGAAGACACCAGTGGGCAATATGGGACGGAACGCATGGAGAAAACATTGAACCCCTAAGAAGGTTTCATGAAATGCTACTTCCTTTAGCAAGAGAAGAGTTTGAATCAAACACACTAGTTCCTTCTTGGTGTCTTCTTAGTATTTATGAAACAGATCAGGCAAGACTCTGGAAACATGTTGACGATAACGCCTGTACATATCATATCAACTATACAATTTTTCATAAGACTCCTTGGGATTTTTATGTTGAGGGCGAAAAGTTTCAGCCTGAAGAAAATGATGCAGTTTTTTCATATGGTAATGATCAACAGCACTGGAGAGAAGAGTTTCCAAATCCAGAAAATAATTTAGTAGCAAATGCATTTTTCTTTTATACAGAACCAGACCATTGGTTCTTTAAGCATGGACCTCAATATCTATACACAGATATTCGTAAAACGATTACCACTGAAGAGCCAAAACAAGAAATGATGTAGATGAATAAGTTATTTTTTCAACTATATAATCCAACAGGCTTAATTAATCAAGTTATGAGCCTTGAACTGGCATCTGGTCTTTCTCATGAATTAAACGCTCCAGCAATAGTTCATTACGCAAGGTATGGTGCAGACCCAAAACTTTATAACACTAAAACTATTCCTATTTTTACTCCAAGTAGATTTTATAACAAGCAAAGAGAAGGATTTACAGATCCAGAGCAGTATCCTCATCTTTTAGACCTTCTAGACTTTAACGAAAATCTAATATTTATTGATGAAAAAATAGATAGTTTTAAGCAGGAAGAATTTGTAATTGATGATATTTTAAATAATTTTTATTATAGTAACAAGCCAGAAATTTCTGATGATGAAAAGTTTTTTGCAGAAGGAAGAAAAAGACTTCCTCTAGATAAAACGCTTCATCTAAAACTAACTTTAGGATGGTACTCAAGATTTTTTTATGACAGAAGCAAAAGTCTTGACAAGGCAATATCATCAGTTAAGTTTAAAAAAGAATACGTGGACTTAGCAAACAAGATATATTATTCTATTGGACAATTTCAAGGCATGCATTTAAGGTTGTCGGATCATGTTCACATGTTTGAAACCAAGCAAGAAATGTTTGAATCGTGGCTAGATAGGTTTGCACAAAATAACCTTCCAATAGTTGTTTCAACATGCCAGCCAGGTCACCAGATGGTTCAAGAAAACAAGCATAGGTTTATATTACTAGATGAATATATTGTAAACAATTTTAGAGATGAATTTATGGCACTTCCATTCCAGGATGAGGTAGTTTTTGGACTTATTTGTAATTTAGTAATGCATAATGCAACAAATTTTGTTGGAACTCCTGGAAGCACATATACTGCCTATATACACAGAAATAGACATCAAAAAGGAATTGAAACATGGGATTTCTTTGATAATTCTAAAAAAGCAATTGGAAAGCCATACTCTTGGAATGAATATCCTATTGACAACGGAAAAAAGATGTGGTGGAGAGAATGGCCAGAGTCAATATGTTAAAAAGAATGGTATATAAATTTAAAATGTGGAGAAAATATAGAAAAATAAAGAAAGGGCATGTTATCTACTAATGCTATTTGACATGTTCAATCCAAGAGTAATTCCAAATCACCTAATTGATAAGAACAATCCCAAAAAAGACTATTCTCACACAACAGAAGTGTTAGCAGTTCATGCTGAAATACCAAGGCCAGAATATGACTATAAATGGAACAGTGATGACTTAAGGTCTATAGAGTTTTCTACAAAACCACCAATCGTTGCTCTAGGCTGCTCTATAACGCTTGGGCAAGGCATGCCACAGGATCTTAGGTGGACAGACTTACTCTCTTCTCGCATTGAGGTTCCTATAGGTAATATATCTTATTCGGGTGCTGCTGCGAATAAACTTGTTTCAAGTTTTTTTGGAATGATTCATCAATATCAATATAAGCCAGAAATTGTTATTGCTCATTTTGCTAATTTCGAAAGATTTTATTTTGTTTCGCCAGATGGAGACAGAATGCAGGAGTGGTTTATTAATCATAAGCCAAAAAAGACAAAAGTTTCTGCCCCTTGGGACTATGAAGAGATACTCCCGTATGAGTGGGTTTACTATCAAAACCTTGATCATATAAAAATGTTAGAAGCATTTTGCGAATCAAACAACATAAAACTATACTGGTCGTGTTGGTCAAATGGTCTGACTGATGATCAAGAAGAGTTTCTAAAAAATAACTTTAGACACTATGTTCCAGATACAACAAAAAAAGAGTTTGCCCCACACTTTGAGTTTCTTGTTAATCCAAAAAATATTGATGCTTTGCCTCCTCATTATGAGATGATAAACTGGCAGGGATGCCATAAAGAGTACAAGGATCAGTATCCAGAAATATTTGATTATGCTTACGATTACCACAAAATTGCATATGATTATGGAAGATCTGGTAAAGGGCCTGGCGCACATTGGCCACACCCTGGGCTTCATAAGCACCTGCATATATCGGAGTTTTGGGAAAAACAGATATCGCCAATACTTTAAAATATTGCTATATACTTTGATTAAGAGAATTGTGAGGAATAAATGAAGACAGCATTAGTTCTAGGAGCAGGTGGCTTTATAGGTAGCCACATGGTAAATAGGTTAAAGTCAGAAGGATACTGGGTTAGAGGTGTTGATTTAAAGCATCCAGATTTTTCAGAAACACAGGCAGATGAGTTTATCGAAAGAGATTTGTCTGTTTATGAAAATGTTGAAAAGGCTATTCAGTTTAAGGGATATCAGGGAAACTTCTACAATGAAATTCCATATAAGTTAATTACGGGGTTTGACGAGATTTATCAATTTGCAGCAGATATGGGTGGTGCTGGATATATCTTTACTGGAGACAACGATTCTCAAATTATGGAAAACTCTGCTTTAATTAATCTTAATCTTCTTAGAGCGCAGTCAAGACTTAACGAAAAATATGAAATCAATAAGACCAAAATATTTTATTCAAGTTCTGCCTGCATGTATCCAGACTACAAACAGTTAGATGTTAATAACCCTGGACTTAAAGAATCTGATGCATACCCTGCAGATCCTGATAGCGAGTATGGATGGGAAAAGTTATTTAGTGAAAGAATGTTTTTGGCATTTAATAAAAATAACAAGATACCAGTAGCAATTGCTAGATACCACAACATATATGGCCCAGAAGGAACTTGGGACGGTGGAAAAGAGAAAGCACCTGCTGCAATGTGTCGAAAAGTTATAAAAGCAGATGATTCTATAGAAATCTGGGGGGACGGAGAACAGACTCGTTCATTCTTATACATAGATGAATGCATAGAGGCAACAAGAAGACTTATGCAGTCTGACTTTAAGGGTCCAGTCAATATTGGATCTGAAGAGATGGTTACTATCAATCAGTTGGTTGACATTGCTTGTAGCATAGAGGGTAAGGTTTTAGATAAGAACCATATTCCTGGCCCACTAGGTGTTAGAGGAAGAAATTCCAATAATGACTTGGTTAGAAAAGAATTAGGCTGGGACTATTCTATGACCTTAAAAGAAGGAATTAAAAATACCTATCTTTGGATTAAAGATCAAATAGAAAAGCCCCAGCACTAACCTACTTAGGGAATTTAGACATCCAGAACTTAGTTCTTGGGGTCATGCCTTTCCAGGCAGTCCAGTTTTCTCCACCGTTGCTCATGTGGTGTGCAATTTGTGCATTTAAAACTGGGTTAAAAAGTTCAGCATTTGCAGATAACTCAAACTTGTCTCTACGATCAGGGCCAAGCGAGTCAATCATATTTATCTGGAATATTCCGTATGAGGAGTCTCCAGTGCTTTCATTTCCGTTAAAAGCCAATGGGCGACCATTAGACTCTTTCTTTGCTACAGCCCAAGCCTCAACAAGGTTCTGGCCCTTAAATCCAACCAGGGATAGCATTTTCTTTAGTTCTAAGTCAGTAAGAGATGTCTTGTTTGCAAAACTCTCCAACATTTTTTCCTTAGAAACCAAAAAAACCTCTTTCGAGGTTGTGTCTACTGTCTGAGCCTGTTCAAGGCTAAGGTTGTTCTTTGTACTTAGTTCTGGTGTAGCATTAGCAGCATTAGAAAATACACTGACAAGTGCCACGATACTGAGTGTGCTAATGATCTCTTTGTTTCTTTCGATAAATTTAATCATAGTTTCCTCCTTAGAAAACAATAACACCCTGGTAGGTGTTACTACCAAGTATAACATAAAATTATGTCAAAAGTCAACTTTATAGGGTGGTATAATAAATATTATGGCTATATCATCATCTAATTATCCTAGCATGAAGTATCCTGAAGCATCAGATCCCGTTAATGTACACGGAGACTTTAAAGTTTTAGTTGATGCTTTAAATAATATTTTGCCACCATTAGGAATGACAAGTGTTTCTTCTAAAGTTAAAAATAACTCTGGGGTGTCTTTAATTGCTGGAACTCCCGTTTTTATTTCTGGAAGCATTTCTGGTTTGCCAACGGTAGAAAAATATAATCCATCAAGCCCTACACATAACCCAGATGTTCCAATTCTTGGAATAGTACAAAGCACTATAGCAAACAATGCAGAGGGTGTCGTAGTTGTTTCTGGAGTTTTACAAATGAACCTAACAGGAATAGCCTATACTGTAGGAGCAAAAATATATGTTAATAGTCATGGAAACTTAGTTGAAGGTCGTCCAGCAACTGGGCCAGCAAGATATGTTGCTGTTGCTGCAGTTTTGGGTGCACAAGGTTTGTTAATTGTTCAAGCAAAAGGAAACGGTACTTGGGGTGCACTCAAAGACGGTTTGTCGTGATATAATAACATTATGGCAAATTTAAGAGGTTCTCAAACATCATACGATATTGGCAATAAGCCACCTACAGTTATTTGGACTGTTGTTCGTGGAGATACTTCTGGTTTCAAGGTTTATGTAACAGATGATGCAAAAGAGCCTTTGATTCTAAAAGGCGCAGGGTCTGAATGGGATATTGCTATGAAGATTAAAAGACCAACATCAACCCCTGGAATTATTACAGACAATGCTACAACAATTATGGCATTGCATCCAGTTGCAGACGAAGATGACTTAGTTGGAGAGTTTACAGTTTGGCTTACCGCAGAGGAATCTAATGTTTTGCAGACAGGAGACATCTTTGATATTCAGGTTAGTGATCCTTCAAGAGTTTGGACAGTTTGCCAGGGTAGCATGATTATCCTTGAAGATGTAACAGATTAATGGCAACAGCAAAACTACTTGATACGCTGCAAGGAAAGACAGAAAGAATATTCCCAATAGACTATCCTGAAGTTCAGATAGAAAATTTTACAAGAAAAACAATAATTACTGAGGTTTTGCCATTTAGAGTTAAGTTTACGGCCATTCAAATACAGGCTATTGGTTTAGGAAATACACCAGGCATTCCTCTTCAGGTTATTGGCTATAGCAACTATATTCTTTAATAGTACTATTAAAAGGGATGATATAATTACGGCATGGCAAAGATATCAATTTCAGGAGTTAAGGGCCTATTCCAAACAGGAGATAGACCTACTCAAGAAAATTATGTAGATTTAATCGATACCCTTTCTGCTCAGTCAACCGATCTGGGTTCATCAGGTAACAATGAAAACACAATCAATGGTATTGAGAACTTAACTGTTATTGATAACTTTGACGCTACAGTTTGGCGTATGGTGAAGTATATTATTTCAATATCAAAGACTTCAGCAGGGGACAACAAGTTCTACGCAACTGAAATGACAATTCTTGTTGACGGTACAAATGTATCAGTCAGCGAGTATGGAACAATCGACAATGATGGGAATATTGGCACCATTAATGTCTCTCGCACTGGAAATACCGTGGCTATTACAGTCACTCCAGATCCTGCGATCAAGCCAGTCACTGTACGTTACGCACGTATGGGACTTAAGGCATAATAAAAGGAGATATAAAAAATGGCAACAGTAAATAAAGATTTTAAAATTAAGAGTGGTTTAATCGTTGAGGGTACAACAGCGACAGTTAACGGTTTTGACGTTCTTACAAAGAAGACAGCAGACCAAACATACATCGTCAATCTTATTGGTGGAACAGCAACATCTGCTAACGAAGCAAATAAGGTTGTAAAGCGTGATGCTAATGGTGACTTTGCTGCAGGAACAATTACAGCAAATGTAACTGGTAACTTAACTGGTAATGCAGACACAGCAACAGCACTTGAGACATCTCGTACAATTGAACTTACAGGAGACGTAACAGGTTCTGTATCTTTTGATGGTACAGCAAACGTACAAATCTCAACAACACTTGGTGGATCTTTTGCAACAGATGCAGAAGTTTCTACAGCAAAAAGCGAAGCAATAACTGCAGCAGAAGAATACACAGATGGCCGTGAGACAGCAATTACAACTGCTTACCAGTCATATGCTGATACAGCAGAAGCAGATGCTATTTCTGCAGCAGCAGCAGATGCTACAACCAAGGCAGATGCAGCACTTGCATCAGCAAATTCTTACACAGATGACGAAATTGGATCACTTGATCTTTCGCTAAAGGCTTATGCAGACCAGGCTGAAACAGATGCTATTGCAACTGCATCAGCAGACGCAACCTCAAAGGCTAACGCTGCACAAGCAGCAGCAGAAGCAACTGCATCAGCAGATGCAACTTCAAAAGCAAATGCTGCACAAGCAGCAGCAGAGTTAACTGCATCAAATGCAAACTCATCACTCTATACAACAGTAACTGGAGATATTGCTACAGCAAAGTCTGAAGCAATTTTATCTGCTAATGCTTACACAGATGCAGAAGTTGCTGCACTTGTAGGTCAAGCACCAGAACTTCTTGACACTCTTAACGAGTTGGCAGCAGCAATCGCTGACAATCCAAACTATGCAACAGATGTTGCTAACTTGGTTGCAACAAAGGCTGACACAGCCTATGTAGATGGAGAGATCTCTGATCTTGATACAGCAGCACAGGGATATGCATCAGCAGCCCAAACAGCAGCAGAAGCAACTGCATCAGCAGATGCAACTTCAAAAGCAAATGCTGCACAAGCAGCAGCAGAAGCAACTGCCGCACTAGATGCAACATCTAAGGCTAATGCAGCAGAGTCAGATGCAAATATCTACACTGATGGAAAGATTACACAAGAAGTGGCAGACCGTAACTCTGCAATTTCTTCAGCAATTGATACAGAGGTTACAAACCGTAACTCTGCGATCAACGCAGCAATTGGCCAGGAAGTAATTGACAGAAACTCTGCAATTACAACCGCAGTTGACGCTCTTAGTACAACAGACATCGAAGAAGGCACAAACCTTTACTTCACAAACCAGCGAGCAATTGACGCTGTAGGTGGAACAATCGGTGATGCAATTGATGAACTTGACACAGATGACATTGAAGAGGGTTCAACAAACCTTTACTTCACAGATTCTCGTGCTAAGACTTCAGCAGCACAACTTTTAACTGGTGCAGCACTAACAAATATTACAATCACAGGCACAGGTGCAGGACTTACTATTACCGCAGAAAACGGTGTAGCAGATTCTGATACTGATGACCTTGTAGAAGGTACAACAAACAAGTACTTCACAGATGCTCGTGCTCGTACTGCGGTAGATGGAACAGATCGTTCATTTACTTCAGTTGAGTTAAACTCAGTTGCTAAGCAGGTCGCAGCAACACTTTCAGCACCAACAGCAGGAATTCAAGTAGCACACGCCTTCGCAAAGGCTGACTACCGTTCAGCAGAATACCTTGTAAAGGTTGCCTACGGAACACATACTGAAATATCAAAGGTCCTTTTGACACTTGACTCTTCAGATAACATTGCAATCACTGAATACGGAATTGTTGGAACAAATGGCTCAGCGTCATCAATTTCAGCAGGTATTTCAGGAGCAAA